GATTCTATCCACGATGCCCTTGATGCGCGCCATCGAGACAGCACCACTCTGCGTGTCCCAGCACCACACCTGGTGCACGGAACTCGTGAGGATTCGACCGCCACACATGGCCGTGGTATCGTCCTGGCCATTGTCAGTGTGACGCACCACGATGTATGGAACCTGTGGCTGTCGCAGACTGATTGGGTCCTTTTCCGGAGCGAGGTACAAATAGATACCTTGCTGGTACGAAGGCGATCTGTTATCGACCGCCAGTAGTCCCTGGAGCGTTGCATCAGCTGTGAGCGTGTCATAGATCCACTCGTCAACGACTAAGGATTCAACCATTGAAGTACTTCCTCACTACACCCTGAAACACTGCCCATGCCTTCGTGGATGCCGGTATCGCGAACGGTCTGTTCTTCTGAAACTCCAAGATTTTGCCATAAGGCGCCGCGATGCTGATCACGTATTCGTAGTCATTGACTTTGCCGATTGTGATCGAGGTCCGCAGGAATCCTGTCCGCACCGCTGGTGCTTGTCCTGGCGCGGATGCTTGATAGACTGTTCCGCCGACCTTGTAGCGTCGTCCTGACTTTGCGCCTGTCATCAGCGCGATCATGCCAGTGTACGAAGCGCTCACCGCATTCTGGAGAAATACAGCCAGCATGCGAAAACGGACCTCCGCATCATCGAAGCCGGACAGGTCGACCTTGACGGTCACGGTGCTAGGACCTCGATAAGCAGTGGACCGAAGCGGCGCACGGTAGTCGAGACCGTGAGCGACAATGTCAAGCGAATCACAGCTGCTGTTGGATATGCAGCTGGGTTCAGGATCGTCACAATGCCCTGTGAGGACAGAGACTTCGTGAGCGTGGCTGTTCCTGTTACGAAACTATATGCGACGCCTGTGGCGGCATTCGTGTATGTCGCCGCGAGAGTGCCTGTCGTGATGTCAATCGGAGACCCGTTTGAATCCACCAATCGCACCACGTACGTGTGCCAGTCACCCGTCCAGGCTGCGAGCTGCACAACCTGTTCCGGGTCTTCGGTGATGTTGATGATGTTCACACTCATACTGGCCTCACATACAATCTCAGCGGTCCAAAGATCTGCGTGTCGGTCGCTCCGGTTGTCCTGGTCACAAGCACAGTGTACGTGCCAGACGTGTTGGTCACCGTAGTCGTCAAGCCGAATGATAGGCGCCCATTGTCCGCATAGGTCGCAGTGCCACTATATGTCGCCACGAGTGTCCCCGCTGAGCTGTAGACCTTAGCCGATGTTGTCGCGCCAGTGATGTCGATACCTGTGCCGTTAGCATCAGTGACCTGGACATCGATGGATGTGGCCGTGCCGACATTGACATCGAGTGGTTGATCAGCGCCTAAGCCATCAGCCAGGAGTTGATAAGGTCCGATGTGTACGCTTGTCGCAGCTGACACTGGCGTCAACAGATCAGCGGAGATGTAGTCCGTGCCGTTGTGAAGTAGAGCGCCTTCGAGCTCATCGGCTGCCGCTGTGCTACCGCTGATGCTTGCCACGTTGCTGTTCTGGATTGAATAACCAATCGAGCCAGCGGTGACATAAGAGGAACCAACAGCGTCAAGCACCGCTGCGGCTGTCTGCGCTGATGTCAAGCCACCAGATGAAAGCGTGACCGTCATCACCGCGCCGTTCGTACCGCTTGCACCTCTGACCACGATCGTGACATCAGATGCACCAGCGGCAAATGCGGCATTAGGAACATCCAAACGATACACGCCCGGCACGAGGCTCGAAGATATCTCAGCAAAGCCACCAGATGACCACGCGCCTGTAGGTGTCTGCGTGACCAGCGTAATAGCCACCGGTGCTTCTCTATTGCGGACGTAGTATGCCGCTAGACCACTCGTGGAAAAGGTCAGACCTGTTACACCTAAGTAAAGTTCAATGGACTGTGAGGTGCTTGCTGGAGCGATGGTAATAACTCCAGCATTGCGCTCTGTTGGCGTGTAAACACCAGAGAGTACTTTATACGTTACTGCTCCGATGTCTGGGTTTGCAGCCCACGTAACGCCATACAGGTCCGTTGCAGGTGCGCCTGTAGCCGTACCAGTTCCAAGGTTTGGCGATGCCAGATACGATCCGAAGAAGTCGTTTAGACCTAAATTAGTTAGCCTTGCATATCCAGCATCAAATCCAAGTTGAATAGTCGTGATTGTATTTGTTTCTGTAACGTTTGTAACGCCGCCCTGTATACGATGATTAAAATCACCTACAGTGGTTCCAGATGTACCAGCAAAAATAGCAGTACTCGAAACAATCAAACAGTTTTTCACTGTTAGTTTGTGCGTAGTATTTGTAGACATATTGCGAATGGCTTGGTCGTACGTGAGAATCGTGCAGTTTGTAACTGTCACTCCTCCGATGTTTCCATTCATCGCTAAAATGCCAACTTGACCAACAACTAAACAATCTTTTATGACAGTTGTAATGTCGTAGTTTGCACCAGATGCACCGGTGATTGTAATGGCTCGATTTGAGATATATACGTGAGGCCATATACATCTATCCACCGTCAGGTTTAACGCTGTAGATTGTGCCACCGTAAAGACGACCGATGTACCAAATACACAAAGTTGAAAAGTCCAACCGTAACAATTATCAAGATAAAGTCCGACTATCCCAACGTTTTGACGTTCAAAGTATATGTTCTTAAATGTCAGGTTATTTTTGCTTGTTGCAAGCAAACAATAACTAGAGTTGTACCAGTAAACAAGTCCGGCCGTTACACTTGGAAATCCTTGTAAGTTTTGAGGGTCACCAAGAATCTGAACTTCACTGCTTGCAGATGTCATACCAACGGTAACGGATTCGTTGTATGAACCGGGAGCAACGTAAACGATATCGCCACCAACTAATCCGGGGTTAGTACCAGATGCCGCACCGAGAGCAAATGCCAATGTAGCCCAAGGCGTAGCCGCGCTCGTGCCATTGTTTGCATTGTTGCCTGTTGTTGTAGACACATAATACGTTGCCATTATTCAGCCGCCCCAGACACGATTTGTTGTGCCATCACAAGACTAAACTGCTCAACAATCTGCGACTGAAACTGTTCATCCTGAGTGACCCACCACTGATTAACACCGGTTCCATCAACACCGAATGTGCCTATAAGATTGCCTTCATTGTCGTAGATGTCACCAAAGACACGCCAGTCTGTAGACGGTGCTGGCTCCTTGACTACCGAGAAGTTCTGGAAGTTCATTTGCCCACCTTCAGCGCATTGATTCCCGTACCCTTGAAAGGCATCGTCAAGAACGCCAGCACACTAGACACCGCAGCGGAGACACCCGCCGCTACCGCCTTGGAGCCGTAGAGTGCCAACACTGCGCCGAGCTCGCTGATGTCGTGTGCTTCGCTTGTGCGGATGCCATCACCGAAAACGGAAGTAAAAGCAGCTGTAAAAGCCACGATCACAACGACCACGAGTCTTTTGATGCTGATACTGTTCATCTTTGTATGATCGCCTCCAGGGCTGAAACTTTGTTCTCAAGTTTACCGAGCCGTTGCTCGATGCGGCGCACTTCCTGCTGCTGTCCATCAAGCGTCGAGATGATGTGTGCCACCTGAGTCTCCAGGCGCGTCAGCCTGACCTGTAGTGCGACCCAAGCGGCACCGATTGATACCGTCGTAATAAACGCCTGTATTCCGATTTGGACCCACATCTCAGGACTCATGCATACACCCCATCAATAACTTCACCTTTATCATGGTGCGATGGAGTCGAAGCTTGCACCACGCAGTGGATACAGTTAACCGTTTGTCCTGGCGCGAAGTCCGATGGTTTGACTGACTGCGTTCGTGTGGCCGTAGTCTGATCCGATGACCTCGTAATATGGCGCGAGGTTCTGAGGATTCCCGCTGGTGTATATTCTGTCATCGGCCTTGACTTCGACGTCTGGTGAGCACGTGAGCGTCCATGTACCAGACTGCTCGATCATGCCACCGACCACACCTTCGGTGTCGCCGGTGTTGCTTATGGTGCCACGGATCTCAGCGACCTGTATCCAGTGCTGTGACACGCCACCGATGCCATCCGCCGCATTGACGGTTCGCCAGATCGCGACACGGTCCGCGTACGAATACGCCTGGATCGCGTTCTTAAGCGCATTGCTGTAAGCTGCTGGAATCATACGAACACCATCGGTGAGAATCGCTTCGCCTGGTCGAGACAGTGCTCACGGAGCACGGCCATTTTCGCATCGACCTGTCCGTCCTTCACATCGATGAGGTGCGTGATGCTGGACGCTTTGCGAATCCAGCCCTGTCGCGCAGCTGCACGGATGTCGTATCTCTCAACGTTCGCCGGTCCGATGTCCTGCCACAAGAGGTCACCTGATCCGTCATTGACGCTGTAGCCGGTTGTCCTGGTCCACTGTGGGAACTGTGGCTCTGTGGCGCTCGATGTCCCTGCAATGACGCACTGATAGAGTCTGCCATTAGCCACGGTCGGGATGATGATGTCACCGACCACGAAGGCTGTGGATGCAGACCAGACAGCCCACCGAGCGTGATCGTCCACGAGCTGCTGTAGTGCGGTGCTGTCCAGGAACGGATATTGATCGCTGGCAACCATCCAAGCGAGACGGTCCAGTGCTTGAGTTCGAGTGAGTGGCATGAGCGATTCCTATGAAAAACAAAAAGGGAACGGGAATGGTATCCCGCTCCCCTTGACTGCGAAGGTGCTACAGACTAGGCTGCGGCAGCGCACTGAAGGACGATGAGCGAACCTGGGACCTGATCGGCCACGGTTGCAGTCACGTTGCCAACGTCGAAGGCGTTGAACGCATAGCGCTCGGTTGCCTTGAACGTAAGCGCGTCCTCGATGAACTTGACCTGGTCACTGACCTCAACCGATACGCCACGACGATCGCCGAAGGCCACGCCCTTGGAGAGGTCTCCGAGGACGACCATCGTCTTGGATGCAGCTACACTCGACGGCATGTTCTGGACGAAGCTGATCGGTATACCGAACAGGGTTGGTTCAGGACCGTACGCGTTCTGGATGTCCAGGATCGAGTTTCCAGAGAGTGCAATCAACTTGTCTGCGACACCGTTATAGAACACTTGCTTATGCATGTACCAGCGTGGCTGATTTGCATATGGCTGAAGCTTCGCGACCATTGACTGGAAGTTCGCCAGGGTAAAGCTCGAGAGTGCAGTGTTACTACCAGTAGCACCAACGACCATCGAGGCGATGTTTGCAAAGGTTGCAGACAGTCCCTTGATCTTTGGCATGATTCCGGTGATCGAACCATACGTCGATGTGCCATCGCCTTGGAATGCAGCTGCATCCTCAGCAAGTGCGAGACCGTATGCGAAGTCCTGCGCCAATGTGGCGCCGAAGTCGATGACGGTGTCTTCGTTCAGTTCCTTGGACACGATGGTCAGGATCGCGAGTTTCTTCGCGGTCAATGCGACCTGTGTAAAGGT